GACGAGGATCCAACCCAGTGAGCGACAAGACCGACAGCCCCGAAGTGAACGCCACGCTCCTTGCCGCCGTGATGGCGAAGAAGGCGGCAGAGCGCGCCGAGCGTGCGCGCATCGCTGCCGACAACGCGAACACGGAAGCGACCGCAGCGCACAAGGCGCTCGCAGTCCTGAAGCAGGGTCCGCAAGGTCCGCAGGGCGAGACAGGTCCGCAAGGCCCGCAAGGCGAGCGCGGCGAGTCGGGGCGTGACGGCCTGCGCGGCGAGCAAGGTCCGCCCGGACCTCAAGGCGAAAAGGGCGAGAAGGGCGATCAGGGCGAACCGGGCGAGCGCGGTCCCGCTGGGCCTCGCGGCGCACGCGGTCCTGCTGGCGGCGCGCCCGTTCTGGTGAATCCCGAGTTTGAAACGCTCTCCGTGCGCGGCAAGACCACGCTCAAGGGCGACCTTCAGGTCGACGGCGACTTCACGCTTGGCGACGATGTCGTGATCGCGGACACGCTGACGGTGCAAGGCTCGACCGGGCTGAATGACACGCTCACGGTCGCAGGCGCAACGCGCATTGATGACACGACCGCAAGCACCAGCACGACGAGCGGCGCGCTGCGTGTGGCGGGTGGGGTCGGCATCGGCGGAGCGATCAACGTCGGCGCTGATGCGGTAATCAATGGATCAACGGTCGGCATTGGCGGCGGTACTGGTAACACGGTATTTGGCGTCGGCGCAGGCGCGGCGCTTCAGGCAGGCGGTACAAACAATGTTCTAGTCGGATCTGGGGCAGGAGATGCGCTTACAACTGGCGATGAATCTGTCGCCGTTGGATTTGACGCTTTGAGTGCGGCACAGACCTCATCCAATAACACCGCAGTCGGCTCTAGGTCTGCGCGAATCACTACAGGAGAGGGAAATACCGCTATCGGCTATGCCGCTCTGGAAAGCAATGTCAACGGAGCGGGATCTGTTGCTGTTGGCTTGAGTGCCTTGAGGAACTTCGCGCCGTCAAGTGCAGCCAGCAACAACACGGCTGTCGGTACAAGTTCGTTGAATGCACTCACAACTGGGGTCAACCACACAGCAATAGGTCAAAGCGCCTGCGCCTCCGTGACCACGGCATCGGGAACAACTGGCGTTGGAACATTCGCGCTGCTGCGGAACCTTGCAGCAGAAAACAGCGCAGTAGGTTTCTCCGCACTTCAGAACAACACGCTCGGCACGGCAAACGTCGCCGTAGGTCGATCCGCGCTCGGCGCAGCGACCACCGCAATCGCCACGGTCACCACGACCGTCGCAGGCACGGGCGGATCAGACGGCGCGAAGACCGCGATCCAACTTGAGCGCGACAGCGGCGGGACGATGGTCACCTATCCCACCGTTGACCTGACCGTGACGAGCGGCGCAGTCAGCGGCACGGTGACGGTCGTGACTACCGGCAGCGCATCGACATCATCGACCGCAGGCGGCATCATCTTCCGTGCGAACGCTGCGGGTATTGCTGCGGGTGTGCCTGCGGACTGGCGCTGCCAGTTGCAGACCGTCGCGACGGCGGCGAGCAACACGGCTGTCGGGCATCAGGCTGGGCTGCTTCTGACCACTGGTTCAGACTCGACGCTTGTAGGCACTGGTGCAGGTGATGCGATCACGACTGGCATCGGAATTACTGCTATAGGGCGAAATGCCGCTGGCGCAAATACAACCTCAAGCAGAATTGTGGCTATCGGGACAGCCGCACTTGGGGCAAGTTCCAATGGATCCGCTCAAGTAGTTGCAGTTGGTGACAATGCTTTAGGCAGTGCAACATCCGCATCTTCTGCGGTAGCCGTTGGCTATAACTCACTGCTTCGCGCAACCACTGCAACCAATTCGGTTGCCGTCGGTCATCAGGCCGCAGAACTCATTAGCAGTGGATCAAATTGCACGAACGCCACAAACAGCATCTTCATCGGTCAGGATGCACGCCCGTCCGGCGATAGTCAGTCCAACCAGATCGTCATCGGCTACCAAGGTCGCGGCTCGGGCTCCAACACCACGACACTCGGGAACGCTAGCACGGTCGGCACGTACATCGCGGGAACTGCGACGAGCGTCTTGAGTGTTGCAGGTGATACCGTGCGCATCGTCAATGACCGCACCATAGCGAATGCAGGAGATCCGGGCAACGAAGGCGACATCTGCTGGGATGCCAATTACCTGTACGTCTGCGTAGCGGCAAACACTTGGAAGCGCGTAGCCATCGCAACATGGCCGTGATTGGAGAACACATGAGCGACACCACCGAGCCGCAATTCTCTCCCGAGGACACCGCCGAGCATCTGCGCGGCCTGCAAGCGTCCGCAGACCTGATCGACGCGCTCATTGCGGCAGGCGACGAGAGCGACGAGCAGCGCGACACGATGGACCGCAACGTCCGGCACATCGGCATCATGTGCGCGATGCCGCACCTTCAGGAATGCGGCGCGGACCTGACGCCGTACACCGACGCGGCGCACCGTGGCGCGGCGTGGCTCGCCTGATGTGCAGCCGCGACCGCATCATCCTGCGTGCGGCGAAGGCGCTGTCGAGGTCGCCTGCGGCGCGGTGCATTGACCCCGACGCCGAAATGCCGTGGCTGCCGTTCACGGCGGACGCGCAGCGCATCAGGACGAAGGCGCTTGACGAGCCGCTGCGCGATGTGGAGGCGCGGGAACTGCGGCGGTACATCGACGCGCTAGAAGAGGTGCTTGGCGAAGCCGTCGAGCCACTGGAAGAACTGGTGCGCGAGTGGCGCGGCACGCCGCAGGCGCTTGCGGAGCGGATCCAGCGCGAGGCGCTGTCCATGCGCTCTGACCTTGCCAAGCAAATCAGGGAAATAGCGCGGCCCTACGCCACCGTCATGGCGGACGCAGGCGCACGCGCCATGCTGGAGAGCCTGTCGGGGTTCCCAGAGGTCGCAGACATCCTCAAGGACGCCGACGAGGCGGAAGCCAATCCGCTCGCCGTCCGGGCTGCGCAGAACGCCGCAGACCGCATGAGCCTGTCGGTGTCGGACACGGCTGCGCGGTACATCGCGGACAGCGTGGCACGCGGCATTGATGAGGGGCAGACGATTGACGAGATGGCAGACGCCATCGCGGAGAGCCGGGGCATCAGCCGCGAGCGAGCCACCATGATCGCCAGGACGGAGAGCGCCTACGCCTACACGGAAGGCCGCATTGAGGCCGCCAAGGAGTCCGGCGTGGTCACCGGGAAGCGGTGGCTGCTGTCGCCGGACGCATGCGAGTTCTGCGAGGCTGCGGCACGCCAGTACGGGTCCAAGACCATCCCTCTGGACACGCCGTTCTACACGGTCGGCACGACCCTGACCGGGACGGCAGGGGGCAAGATGCGGCTGACCTATCGTGATGTGCAGGGAGCGCCACTGCACCCAAACTGCCGCTGTGACATCATCGCCGTAACCGCCCAGACACCATGAACAGCAAGCACCTACAGGCATCCATCGTCAAGGCCGCAGGCAAGCCGTCCACCTTTGTGGCGACGATCACCACAGACAGCGTGGACCGCGATGGCGAGGTAGTCGTGCCGAGCGGCATGCACAGCCGCGACTACGAGCGCAACCCCGTGCTGCTGTACGAGCATGACGTTCAGAAGCCAATCGGCAAGATGCTGAAGATGGCGCGCAAGGAGCGGTCCATCGAAGCCGAGTTTGCCCTGGTTCCCCGTCCGGCAAACCACGAGGGCGAGTGGTTCCCCGACACCGTCGCCAGCCTCATGGAGTTCGGCGCGCTCAACACCATGTCCATCGGATTCATGGGGACCGAGGCGCGTCCGGCTAGCAAGGCGGACACCGAGAAGTACGGCCCCGGTTGCAGGCGCGTGTACGGCAAGTGGAAGTTGCTGGAGGTCAGCGTGGTCAGCATCCCGGCCAATCAGGATGCAATCGTGACGGCTGTCCGCAAGGGGCTGGTCAGCGCCGATGCCGCCAAGGGATTCGGCGTCAAGTTCGTGCCGGACGCGAAGCCTGCCGCAGCGCCCAATCCTGCGCCAGCCGCCAAGGCAGTGGAGCGCCCGCGCCGCTACCGCATCAACGTGGTCGTGCCGCCAGTGGGAACGCTCCAGGCCAAGACCATCGTTCGTGACGAGATCCTGCGCGCACGCGGCAGGGTCTACGCGGACTGATCCAACGCTCTCTCCTTTCGGCGCAGCCGCCTACGGGCGGCTCGCGCTGCTTTCTGCCTGCCTAGTGTTGTGCTATCGGTTGGTCGGGCTGGTGGCTAACGCCGAACAGATGACCTGCGCCGCACGTTTCAAC